GGGCCGAATCGTCGTAATTAAACGACTCAATAAGTACCGACAGGGTTCAGGAACACCGCGCCAGCGCCACAACGAGCGGTTTCGCCCATGCCGACGAGCTCGAAGCTACGCTCGACAAGGATGTCACCTTCGAACACACGGCGATCGATGTTGAAACGCTCGGGAGTGGAGATAGGATAGCCAGCCAGCGTATAGGTATACGCAAAAGCAGGCGTACCGTAGTTCGCATCGAGAGCGGGGGTGAAACCGTCAGTGCTGCCACTGGGATGGTAGAACAGAATAGCAACGTTGTTATAGATGTTATCCAGTTCGTTGTTCTCCGTGTTCAGCTTGAGGCGACGGGCGACACGAATTTCATCAAGACCGAAAATTTCGGCCAGAGTCTTCTCGTTCACCAGCACACCGCGCTGCATGAAGTCACGGATTCTCTTGTTGCGCTTCAGTGCGTTGAAGGCATCGGGAGAAATGACCATCTTGTTGGGATAGCAACCGATCTGGCTACGGATCTGTTCTTTCATCGCATCCATCAGGACTTCGATGTCCGAGGTCGGATTGTTGAACTGATCGGCGCCACCGTTGTAGCTGGCCAGATCGAGGATGTTGCCGGCTTCGTACTGGGTGACGTCAAGGACCTTGCTGGCCACCTGAACTTCCCAGGACTGCATGAGACGATTGGCTGCGTCCTTGGCTGCATAAGCGCGAAGATCGATAGCAGCAGCGCCGTTTCTGGCTTCTGCGGCCACTTCTTCGGCGATCTGCCAAGAAATAGCTTCTTGACGCAGCGCGAAGCTGCGGGTGCCGAATTCGTTCTGGATCTTCTGGATGTTAGCGCCCGGAGCACGCAGGAAGGTTTGAGCAGCAAAAGCTTCTTTACCGAAAACCAGCGTACGACCAGCGCGAACACTCATGGACACAGCGGGGGCGAAGAAAGTCGCCACACCGTCAGTGTTTTTATACCCTTGCGCAATCTGCGTAAGGATTGGGTCAATTACACGGACTTGATCTAAGTTCATCATAGTTAGTTACTCTCCTCAGGCTCCAGCTTCGTTACCGAGTTTGACGCGGATGAACTGACCAGCACCGGCTGCGGTGATGGAGTCAAGCGCGCGCCCCAGGACCACACCCGCACCCGCAGTACTGGAAGCAGTACCGGCCGTGCTGCTGTAGACCGCAGCGTCGACAGCGAACGTAGAAGCCGAATCGACCTCGACAATCGCAATACCCGTGGTCACCACGCTCATCAGGCCTTGGTACGGGAAAGTACCGGGCTGACGGGGCGTAGTAGAGGGGTTAGACTTACCTTCGTAAGTACCGGGCCAGATGTAGGCGGTGCCGCCCGTAATCGCCGTAGCCGGAGCAGGCAGAACGGTCGCAGCGGTGTCGCTGGTCCGAGTCATAACCCGGAACAGTTGAGCGCCAACTTTGATGGTGTCGCCAACTTCGAGTTGAGGATCAAAGTTAGTACCGGTACCAGTAACCACGCCGGCGGTCGAAATATCAACCGTACCGGTCAGAACGGTCAGGTCGTTGTTAACAACGGCGTAGCCTTTCTCGGTCAGTTCGCCTTGGCCATAGATCTTGTGGATGTTCACGCCCGCAGCGTAAGCACCAGCCGCAGCAGGATAAGAGCCGTCTCGCTTAACAAAACGGCAGCGTTCGATACCATTATCAAGTGCCGTAGCGCTCGTGACAGTCACGGTCTCTACGTACTTGTGGTCAAACGACATGTAACGAGGATTCGTTGCCATATCAGGACATGTTCGTTATGTGATTAGCGCACGAGGACGTATCAGTCGTGCGCCGGTTGTTATATCTCCCATCATGTAACCAGAACAAACAGCGCTTTGATGACTTGTCATCGGTCTGTTTGCCGGCAATTACTTGCCGTTGTTACAGGGATCTTGCTCAGCCCTCTTCGTTGAGGACGAGCTTGAGCGCGGACATATAGTCCGTACCATTTTGTTCGGAATAACTAATAGCTTTGGCGTGGATTTCCGCGTTGCGAGAATCGAACACATAGCCATCAGCATCGGGCTTCGGAGCCTTCGGCTTCTTAGGAGGCGCGGTGGCCGGAGTGACCACTTCGTTGAAAGAAACCATGGCCGGAAGATTCTCCAGCACATTCTTCATGAAGTCGAATTGGCTGGCTTTGCCAGTCTCACTGAAGTTCACGGAGTTCCGTGCGTTCAGAGTCTCCATGAACCGGACCAGGTCGGACTTCGGAGCAACTTGTTCGGTGAGCTTGCCGTTGTCATACAGCTTCTCACAGAAATCGCTGATCTCCTTCTGTCTCATCAGACGACGCTGGCTGGCCAGCTCTTCTTCGAGTTCGGCAACTTTAGCTGCGAGCGGATCGGGCTCTTCGCTGAATTCGACGACTTCGTCTTCAGCTTCAGCGTAACCGCAGTGCTCGCCCATCTGGCTCTGATCGGCCTCAGATGACCCTTGAGCAAGATTGTAAAGAGCCATGATCAGTTGCTCTTCGGTATATTGCGATGCAAGGTCGGCCGCAACTTTCTCGTCTTCGTCGCCAGACATGTCTTCGACGTTTTCTTCAGGCGCTGCGCTTTCGCCATCCGGGCCTGCGCCGTCAGAGTCGACCGGGGGGCCCTGGCCGTCATCTTCGTCGCCCATCTCTTTGCCATCCGGCCCTTCAACCATGGAAAGCGAAGACATACCTTCGGGTTCCGGATCCATGCCAGGGTCCGGCATCATGTCGTCGCTTTGATCGGCGTAGTCCATGTCGTACGGAGCAGCGGAACCAGAGTTCTCAACTGCCTCGCCTTCTTCATTTGTCGCCTTCAGACCATTGATGTTGACGTTAATGGTCATGCCCCGGCCGTCAGCATGGTCTACAATTTTCTGGTCGGGGGCTTCAGATTGTCTTTTAGCCATAGTAGGAAAAGTTTCTTGGAATGAGATAGAAGACTCCCTCGGAGTAATTGTTATCGAGCCTTCGGTATTGTCTTCGGAAAAGGCTGTTAAACCTTTCACCGCAGGTATGGACACAAGGCCGAGATGACGCAGTGCCAACTGGCCGGGGGTCGGATTGGTATCGGCATCGGGTAAGTAGAACGAGCTACTTACCTTTTTGAATACCCCATCGCGAATCAGGCGTTCGGCTTTAGGGGTAAGTTCGACCTTACCCCACAGCGATTTGCCCTTTCGCCAGACTTCACGCACCCAACCCAAAGCAGGCGTACCATCATCCTGGTCATGCCCGATAATCAGCGGAGCCTCGTGGGTCTTCGGGTTGTACGAAGACACTACCTGGTCTAGATCGGGGTCAGAAAAGGTCATTTTCTGACCAGTCGAGCTGATCTGCGGACCGGATCGAAAAAGTTCGATGTATACGGTCCGTTTAGGTTGTTGTTCAGTAATCGGTTGACTGTCGTTCAGAACTAAATCTGAAGAGTCAACCGGATTACTCGGATTAGCGTGAATTCTTCTTGCCATCACTAAGCTTTAACCTAAACTCCCAGGTTTGTGGCGTTCAAGAACGCACTAAACCTTTCTTCATTACGGCTAAAGCTGTCAGAAAGCAGAGAAACTTGTCCGAGAGGTGTGCGGACAATCGTGATAGCCAGACGTTCCAGAGTCGGGCTCGTAGCAACGTAAGCATCCATACGGACCGTACCTTGCTCGAGAAGAGTCGAGCTGTTATTCGACTCGCCACAGATAACTGAATAGGCCTGTTCAGGACGATTACCGTACAGCGCGCCTTGTCTGTAGAACTGGTTCAGGACTTGGTTAGCAATCGAGCTGACAAGCGAGAACACAGTGTTACCACTATCGATCGACTCGAACAAGACGTCGTCGAAGCTACGATTCATCACGTCGATCAGGACGTTCAGAATAACCCGAGTATTCACGAATCTGAACAGCGGGTTGCTGGACAGAGACCGTGAACCCCAGACCACAATACCGCGATTTGGAAGCGACCGGATCGGGTTGAGGCCCAGAGCGTAAGTGACTTCTTGCTGCTGTGCCGTAATGTTGAACTTCAGACCGACCACGCCGCGCAGCGGGTATCTCGCACCGGCCGGAGGTTGCTGGAAACCCTCGTTAATGAAGCGGCTACAGGCAATACCTGCGACAAACGGGCTGGCCGGAACAAACCGGTCGCTAAGGTTCTTGAGATACGGCGCATAGAAAGCACCGTGGCCGAACGGAACGCCCACAATTTTCTTGATCTTGTCAAGTTCGTCTTGGGCTTGAGCGAGATTTTCGATATCTCCGCCACAGTCAATCAGCGCGATGTGCTGAGTGTTGCTGATGCCTTCGGTCGTACCGAACCGGCCTTCAGCCGCAGCGACCAAAGTCTGTGTGACCTTGAGGCGCTCGGTCATAGCTTCGCTGAGCGAAGCGAGGTCGGAATCTGCGCTGTAGGACAGAACGGAGTAGGCTTCCGGAGCCATAAGGAAGCCAGGAGCGTAGTAACCATCACTCATGGCTTTTTCAATGCCATAAACAAAGTCCTGAGCCTTTGCGGCCGAGGTAAGTTTATAGGCCTCGTAACCAACTTCTTCGGTTTCCGAAGTCAGCTTGACCACATTGCTGTCGATCAGACCTTGACGGTTCAGACCGGGAAGAATCGGGCTAACCAGACCGTTTTTCGAGGTGATACGGATTTTCAGAACATAGTCGAAGGAGTTAAAACCGTTAGGGATCGACTTATCGATCCGTACGGTCGCACCGGCCGCAACGTCAACGCTCG